CTCTACCAATTAAACTTTTTTCATACCCAGAAGGCTCAAAATAATACCAATCTGATGTTTCTGGAGTGACAATATAAAAAGGTAAATCTAAATACTCACAGCTTGCAAGATCAGCTTGACTAGGTGTAGGAGGATGATCTGGATGACTGTGAAATACAGCTACAATTTCGCCCTGATCTTCTGCATTTATCCAATCATCAGGATCTAAAATAAACTGTTCTCCTAACTCTTCAGCAAGATTTTTACAAGGAAAATATTTTTCTTTCCCTTTATAAACAGCTACTAAACCACAAGCTTCATGCGGTGCATCTTTTTTTGCGTGTTGTAAAGCAATATCTTTCCAAGTCATCCTCTAAATGCTCCAATACCAGGAAATAGTTCTTTCGTTGCAATTCTTCCTGGTAGTTTTACATTTACTAAATCTAAAGCGGATTGAGCTTCCCATGTAACCACATTTCTATTTTCAGTGACTTTTCTATCTAAAAAATAAATTTCTTGAGGAAATTCTGCTGAAGGATCAGGAGTTCCATAAGGATTGGTATTGCCAGTAAAGTTTACAGCATCTAAAAAACGTGCCAAAGTTCTTATTCTTGTAAATTTTGCACCATTTAAATCATTACCAACTGTTGTTTCGTTGACGCTTTGCATAATCGCAGTAAGCGTTCCAAAAATATTACTCACTGCAATCTTTGGTCTAGGTAAAGTTCCTGTTGAACCAAATTCAAAACCAGTACATTCAATAGGAAATCTTAAATATGAGTTACCAGCCCATACAACTTCTCCATTTGCGTTCATATTTGCACCATTGTGAAAACGATATAAGGTGTTTGAACCATGTAAAGCTGCATTTAGTTCAATCGTAAAAAGTTCGATAATTGAACCAGGGTTAATTGCTTGTAATTCTGAAGTTGGTATTGCCATTAAGGTTCAAATACTTGCTCAAAACTAGCTGTAATTCTATTTCTGTCAAAATCAAACATTTCTCTACCAAAACTTTTACATATCCATTTGTAACTTGTAGCTTCATCAGGCGGTGACCAATCAAATGACGTACCATTTTTAGCTTCATTTTCTAAAAATGTTTCTATTATGTCTGCATCACTGTCTTTTACATTAAAAGTAAGACTCCAAACTTTAGGATCTTGATTTAAACCAAAAGTGGTTCTTTGCTGGTAACCATCGCCAAACTGTGTGATACGTTGCTGTGGCTGACTACGTTTTGTAGCAGAATATTGTGGTTGAAAATCAGGAAAAGTAGCCATTATCTATTTAATAAACCTCCAGGTCTTTGTTGGTTTACAAGCTCTCCTTGAACAGCAGCAGCTATCAATGCACCAAGTTCCTGTCCTCCAGCATCATCACCTTGAACATCTGAACCTGATGCGTCTACATTAACAACAACATTGTTAGTACTGCCACCTCCTCCAAGTTTATTATTTGGAATAATCGTTCCAGAAGATCTTGGTACGAATAACTCTGGCCCTTTTTCTCCAACTATTGAAGGTTTACCTACTGGTGGTCTACCTCCATTAGCAAATAAACCAAGAGCACCTAATAATCCTCCTCCCTTTTCTCCTTTTGAACCTAATATTGAACCAAATAATCCTTGATTTAGTGCAAGGTCTAAGAATCTATCTGCAATTTTATTTAGCATATCTCCAAGAGTTGATGTCCCTTTAATTAGTCCTTTAATACCTTCTTTAATATCGTTATTTATTGAATCACTTAGAGAATCAAAAGCATCTCGCACTGCCTTGGCATTTTCAGCTTGCTCTTTTAAATCTTTATTTATTGTGACACCATCTCTAATTCTTTGTAATTGGGTTTCATTTAATCCTTCCATAGTTAGACCCAATTCATCAACCTTAGTTTTGATCGCATCCTCAATTAAAAATTCTTCTTCCTTGCCAGCGATGATAGCTTTATTTAGGTCGTTTTCTTTTTCCAGACCTGACAATCCAGCAGTGATTAATTTGTTTGTCTTAACTCGTAGTAAATCTCTGTCCTTTTCTAAAATTAAAGTTTCAGCAATTTCTAATTTTTCTGCTTTAGCAGCCCTTAAATCATCTTGTTTTTGTTTAGCTTCAAACCTTCCTGTTGTTTCTCTGTTTTGAATATTTGCTATTTTTTGGTTTACATCAAAAAATGCACGGTTATTTGGATTTTCTGCTACAAAAGCTCTTGCTCTACCTCGTAAATTAGCATCTGCTCCTGCGTCTACAGCTTGATTTAATAATTTAGCTACTGCTGCTTGTACTTTTGTAAAAAATAAAACAGTGCTATTAGTTAAATTCCTAAATGCTTCGCCAAATTTTCGTAATTCTTCTACGTTTTCTTCACCTATCTTGTCTCCCATCATTTCTAAAGCTGCATTTAAAGCTGCTTGCTTACCTTGAGTTTGTTCAATAATTTGTAATCTTCTTTCTTCTATCGTTCCCATAGCTCCCATAGACTTAGTTAGAGCAGTTATATCTGGATTCAAAGCGTTCATTGCTTGACCCAACTCTCCAATAGAAGTTATGGCAGTTTGTATTCCTGTTGCAATAGTTGTACCAACTAAACCACCAGCAAACCCTCCCATTTTGCCACCTACTTTATCTCCTATAAGACCACCAGCAAAACCTCCAGCAGCAGCTAATGGGCCTTGTCCGAATAACAGAGGAAATGCACCACTAATTAATGCACTAGATAAACCACTTCCACCACCTCCACCTCCACCTCCACCAGGTCTAGGTGCTTGAGTAGCAACGTTCGCTCTATTTGCTTTTACTTGTCCATTTCTAGCTTTTAAAATTTGTTGATCTGTTTTTAGAATTTTATTTTTAAGAGATAATTCTTGCCTTAAAACTTTTAAAGCATTAGTTGTTCCTGTAACTCTTGATTTATTAATAGCTCTCATCTTCTTATCTAACTTATCTACAGCAGTATTAACTTTATTTAATTCCCGTAAACCTACGACTTTTATTCTTAGCGTTTCTGTAGTCACTTACGAAAGACCAATAATATCTTCTATTCTATAATACCCTAAAAAATTATCTAGTTCTACGAGCTTTCTCGTATTCCTTTTCTTGCTCTTCATTTACAATCTGAAAATATGCACTCCAACCTATAAGTTCTTCTAAAGTCATATTTCTTACTTCTACTAAAGTCTTTTTAAGTTCTTTTGCTACACCAAATTGTAGCATCATCAAATTATCTTTTTTTAACTCGGCAGCTAATCTTTTGGGTCGATTATCTCCTCCTCATCTGAATTAATTACAGCAACCATTAAACTTTGTAAATCTTTATCTTTTACTTCATTTTTTAACACATCAATTTCTCCTGCATTAAAAAGTTTCATACCATTTTGATCTTTAGCTTTAGCAAGTAATAGTTGCAAAGCAAAAGCATTTGCATCATCACTTCTAGCTTGCTTTTGTGCTCTTTCTCTTTCTGCCATTGTTAATGGTGTTACATACATCTCGAAGATAGAACCATCAGATAATGTAACTTCTTTTTTAATTGGTTCAAGATTTGCAGCTTTTCTTAAACGATCCAATGCTGATAGATTGCTTACCATAAAATAAAACTAATATATTGATATTCTAATGCAAAACATGAAAAAACCCCAGATAAACTGAGGTTCGTTAACTTATGCTAATTTAAGCTGTCTTAGATAAGTCGAATGTAGGAGCAGCACTAGGTCTGAAGGCTATTTCTACAAGTTGTCCATCATCTGGGTTTACGTTGAAACTTGCAGAAGTAAGAATGATATCTGCCAAAATTGATCTACTTTTTACTTGATCTACGTTAGCACCACTCATCTGACGATCAATATACAATCTTACCTTTGCACCAGTTTGTTGACGTTGGATAACGTCTTCAACCATTCTGCTGGATAAAAGTGTATCATCATCTGTTGAGTAAACACTAGCAGAACCACTACCATCAGCAAAACCTGAGATAAATGTTCTAAAAGGTGCAGTTTGAGTAACAGCTTGACCAATACTTGTTACGTCAATTTCTGCTCTAGTTATTTCAAAACTCCATTCTCTTACAGATCCAACAACCTGTGGCTCTGAAAAAGTAATAGTTGCAAAATTAGATCCAAAACCAGAAACTGCTGCCGAAGCTGTTAAAGCTGCTCCTCCTGCCGTCTGAGAAACAGTCATTTCTCCAGTTGAAGCATCATAGGTTTTTACAAATTTAGCGTTTGCAGCACTAATTCCGTTAGTTACTGTTGATCCAGATGGATAAGTAAGTGTTATTGGATCGTTTACTCTAAAACCCAACTGTGTACCAACATTAATTTGTGTTGTG